GTGCTTGTGATAACCCTAATGGTACGGCTTTTGCGGCAGTTGCTGACACTTCTCTCAATACTCCACTCCCAATCCCGGGATCTATTCCTCTTAGGGTACAATACCAAGTGGATATGTCCGGTGCACGCAGTGTGAGCAGTATTCAAGTTGGCGGGAATACAGCTATAATTGATATCTCTTATGCTGTGCCAGCTGGTGCAAATCCTACAGGGGCGAGTAATCCTTGGTCAACTCCCTTATTAAACGGGGATCCTGTCTATCCGCAGCACGATTATCAGATTTATGCTTATTATATGCGTAATAGCAGTGACTTATCTATGAATATGGCAACCACATTACCTATGCCTTCGAGTAGTTGGACAACAAAAATACCCGATAGGACAGATGTAACAACTACTTATACAAGTTTTCTCTCTCCTAGTACATTAGGAGGGATAACATTTACGGATACAAGCGGTACTTCATTATTGGGCGCGGCCAACCGCGGCGATACAGGTGTGCAAATAAATTCAATTCACTTCTTAGATCCAGTCGATGTTACACGATGGACGAGCAGCGATGTCGATCCATTGGCTGCAAATGCGGCCAATAATCGTGGCACTGACACAATCGGTCAATCTGTAATGTACATAGAAGCAAATATGATAAATAATACTAGCTACGATATTAGCTCGAATATTTTCAATGGTTGGACGGCAGATCCTGCATCAGTTGCACAGGATGTTAGTAATAATCATATTCGTTTCACTGGTTCTGCATTGGTAGATGCACGAAATGTGGGAGCAGCTGTTTATGAGGGCGGTTACTATTTAGGTAATTTCCTAGCAAACATAGAGGTTAATAATATTGATTTGGCAGCATTTCCGGATATTAGCAATAATACGCCTGCATATTCTTCCTATGAATTGAAAGTATACCAATATGTATGGGATCTTGCTGGTCCTAATTTTTTCCCAAATGGCGCCTTGGCGAGTTCATTTAACATAGGCGCTGAGCCTCAGAATGATATACTGAATACGTATTATTTAGTAACGACCACCCCATCTTCAGTGGTGGTGGGAAACCCAGCAAATACGGCAGATTTCTTTGGGATTAAAAATCTAGCGAGTGCAAATAGTATAATTTCCTATGATCTTAGTTTAAATGATATTTATACCACATGGGGTCCAACTGATGACGATAATTTGACCAATGTGCGCATTATGTTTAGCCCTAATGGTGTTAATAATGAGTGGACACAAAGTATAAATGCCTGGTCATACCCACTAACGAGCACACGTAAGATAACAGATGTGCTATCTTTACCGCCAGCAAAGTACAGCCCCGTCGCTGCCGACTATCCATATGCGCGGGCACACGATCATTGGCAGACAGCAGCGGACCCGCAATTTCGTGTAGAAGGAACTTTCGATAATAATATTCATCGTAGTAATAGAACAACTGCAGGTAATCCATTTGGTACTGGTACAAGTTTTACAAATACAGATATATCCTTCAATAACGAAGCAATCTGGTGGGATAAAACATATAATTTCACGCCGGCGATTAATGCATTTTATAATAGTGGTGATGGGGAATATCCAACTAACTATACTTCGGGTACTAGCCCTTTTTATGGCACACTCTATAGCAATGTCAATATTATTCTAGACAATCAGTTGATGTGGGCTAATACGGGAGGATTTACCTCTGGTAATTATACCACGACAGCAACAGATAATCCTTACATTAATTACAATATATTTTATCAACAAACGCGAGATTACTCAGGCAAGAATACTACAGGAGATGCCAAGTCTTTAACATATTCTGCCGCAAATGATGATTATTATCAAGGGGGGAATAAAACAATTACTGGCGACTACAAGTGGTTAATGGTTCGTGATGTAAAATCGACGGCGGGTGATTTCGGTCGAATTGTTATAACGGGAACCGGGGGCGCCTTGACTTTAGGGGATGACTTTTTATTATATGTTCAAGAGATAGATTCCTACTTTGATCCTGCAAATAATACTACACCTGCTGGGTATGCTGTGGGAAGAAGTGGGTGGAAGGCGGTGCAAGGAACGTGGGATCAAGGTGCAACTGTGCAGTTAAATAATGCTAATGAGGCAGGTTGTTATCGTAGAAATACGAATACGGGTGCCGTGGCAGTGAACTTTATAAAATTATATAGTCCAAATGCCAATGTTCCCATATTTTATCGTATAGGTCTTAAAAATAGCTCCAATATCAAAATGAGTAGTATTTCAATTACTTATGGTACTAATTAGTTTCATGATTTAAAAGATAATTCATGAAAATAAAAAGAGAATAATATTATATATGGCTGTGATTAACAATGATTACCAGACCAATCTATTATTTAAACGTTTTACTGGTGTAGCTGCTACACAGCTAGATTCTCAGTTTAGCAACGAACCTTTTCGCTCCATCAAAAATATATTTAGCCGTGACGTCTTTATTGAAGATATTCCGGGACAAGCACCAATTAGTATATATAATTTGGATAATAGTGGTAATTGGCTAGATAGCGATGCGAGTGGAAATCCTTCAAAGGATGGTGGGAATACTTTTGCCGATCTATATCCAGATAGTAAATTGCAATTTTATAAAAATGTGGAATTGACACAAGTTCCGGGTGCGCAATCAAGAGTCTGGCGCCGCTTAGATGCTAGTGGTGAAAATATCTTGCAAGACTCAATTAACTTCAAGTATGACGATATAAATAGCACCTACTTAATGCGCGTGAAATACTCGAATGGTGCTGTATATATCAATAATCCCTTGAATAGTTTTCCTTTATTTTGGGTCCTTGATAATCAAAGTGGATACTTACAATTTTATCAAACAACGGCAACATTGCTTTCTGCAGCAAATATACCCACGGATCCCCCTAAGATCTCGTTCTTTAAGTATGTAGGGAAAAAGGGGATAACCAATCTGGATGTTTCTGGGCAGCAACAGGTTGGCGATATAAGCGGAATAGATGCTGATATTAGTGGTATTAATATAAAATTGGACGAAATAAATAGAATGATATTACCGGAAGGATATGTTGATATAATTGGTGCTACGGCGCCATACGATCTCTCAGGTAGTGAAGTAGTGAGAACATATTATAATTATATACGTAGTAATTCTTTTATTGGATATCACAACTTACCATTGATGGATAGCAGTGGTGCGGTTGACCATGTGGGAGATCCAAGCCACAATATATTAGGATTAGCGGGGACAGACCTATCTGGTGTAAGTGTTTTTGAGCTGGATGTGTCTGGTGCAGCATATATTACGAAAGGGATTGTATTAGGTCCTAGTGGGGGCTTGTGGATAGAGTCTGTTAGTGGGGATACACATACGATAGGATCGGGGACAGCAGGGGATATGGAAATGACTACATCAAATCATTTTGCGGTCCATACGCCAGGCAAGGAGAATGCTTTATTCGTGGCGGCGGGAGGAAATGTTGGTATTGGTACGGCAGTGCCTGGTGCTGCACTTCATGTGATGGCAAATTCTACAGCATTGGATGTGAGCGGGGAATCCGTATTCCGAGGCGATGTAAAGATGGATTCTAATTGCGATATTTCAAAAAACTTAAATGTGCAGGAAACCCGAATACTGCAAAGTTCGCGCGTTAAATGGCCTTTGTTATTAGCCACCGTCGCGCCTTATACATTTCCTATTGCGGAATTGACGATGGACGTCCAAGGAATAAATCTTTTGGGATATTTTACATTAGAGCTTAATCAAGGTCCTCTAAGTTATGAATATATGCAAAGCATTCATTTTTTAGCAGGATATATGGCTTCTGCGCAAGGTGGCGGTATGACAACCCCAATAGTATATATTAAGGTATTATCGAATTGCAAAAAGGATTTGACGGGTTCTAGCCAGTCGATGATAGATCAATTAAGTTTTTATATTGCCCCTGGAAACTCCGTGATGGTAGGCCAAAAAATATATTTGTGTTGTAAAACATCGGCGCTAAGTACCGGCACGACCGGGGCCGGTGATTTAACTATTAGGCTCTACAAGAATTTTGCTGGTGGCGTTGGTGCCCCACAGGAGGCAAATTGGGCGCTGGTGAATCCTATTGGACAATCTGTTCCGTTAATAGCAACAGAATTAAGTGGGAATCTAGTAAATTTAAACTTATATGATGAACCATATGGATTTTCGGGAATGCTCGAGCATTTCCAAAAAAATATAGTTGTGGAGGGCAATACACTTTTGACTGATGTATCTTGTACAAATCTAGAAGTATCTGGTAATCTTATCATCGGCGCCTTACAAGTTCCTAATATAGTTGTTACTGGACATAGTCAACTGAATGATGTATCGGCTGCTAATATAGATATTTCGGAAAATTTATTGGTTGAAGGGCACACTCTATTGACCGATGTATCTTGTACAAATCTAGAAGTATCTGGTAATCTTATCATTGGTTCTTTAATAGTTCCTAATTTAGTTGTTACTGGATATAGTAAACTGAATGATGTTTCATCAAATAACATATATATAGCAAATGATAAGATACTTGATATTAGTAATGGGTGGATGCAAGTAAACGGCCGCGGGATTGATGCAAGCGGGATACCCGGCGGCGGCGCCGGGTGGGGCGAAGTGGGTGGTTCGAATCCTAACCCTCCTTACCAAGATCAGCGCGGATTGCGGATTCAGGCACAAGCAATTACATTTGATATGATTCAGGGTGGAGGACCAACACGGGGTGTATGTTTTAATCTGGCAGATTATAATGGTGATTCAGAATTTATAATACAAGGACCTAACTTTACCAGAGACTTTGTGCTGTACCCTGGCGGGCAACCGGGTTTCAATCAGGGCTGTATTGCTGATTATAGCGGTACGCTAGCCGTACATGGCAATCCTGGCGGCAGCGGTGTTTATGGCAATTACAATTTATATGTAGATGGTTCTTCTAATTTAGCTGGTAATGTTGTAGTTGGCGGCGATTTGACAATTGGTGGCGATTTGACATTTGGCGGAAATGTTAATTTGGATTTATCTGGTGATCTTACAGTAGGTGGTACATTTATTAATAATAATACACAATTTGTTGATTATGCGACGCTAACCTTCACGCCTCCTAATTTGAGTGAAAATTGGTATGATGTCGCTAGGATAGAAGCCGGGACTCCTTTCGGTCCTGCGATTTGGAGGAATGCTGGTGCGGCACTTTTTGAGATAAAATGTTATTCACCGGACACTTCAGCAAATTATACAAATATTCGTTGCTATGCTACAAATTTTATTGAGAAAGCTGTGTCATTGCAGGTAATAAATTGTGTAACTACAAATTCTACAGGTGCCAAAACAATTACTGGGGTACGTATTTGTACCCCCGGATCAGCTAGTCAACCAGATAGAGATGGATGTCTTCTTCAAATAGCAGTAAAGAATACGACCGACCCATTTAATATTCAAGTGCGCGTATATCAAAATAATACCTATCTGGGTTCGATTCCAACATTTGGTCGTCAATGGATTTTAGATTTAAGTGGAAATGTCAATAATGATCCTTCCGGGGGCGGCGGCGCCCCCTTTCCCGTGCCGTTTTTTGATGAATATTATGTAGCTGACTTAACCTTCAATCCTAATAATTCTGCTGGATATACACCCGGTACAAATAGTGGCGTATATGTAAGTGATCTAGATAACTTATTTACAGGGGCTACAAAGCACGGAGATTTGATTGATATGAGTAATAATGATATTTCTGGATGTAAAGATTTTTCAGTCGAAACAATAGAAATTAAGAAGATTGGGAACGTATTAATTGAACCGATGTTAACTATTGATACTAGTTCTAATTTGCCGGGTTTAATTTTTAATGCAACAACAAAAGATTCAGTGTTGGGAAATGGGACAGCTATAACTATGGCGCCATTAGGAGGAACAATAGGAAAGACGTATATAGAAACCGATTTGTCTGGGTTAACGATTTACTCGCTCGACCCTGGATTCATTAATTTATTTACAAATGGTGGTGGATCTTTGCCTGCGGGTGATGGTGGGGGAATAGTAAGGATTTCATCACATGGATTCAATGACCCGCGCTCCATATTACATATGGATAATAGACATACTAGTGTGTTCGCGGCGGGCTCCGAAGCTAAATCTGAGATAATTTTAGGACCTACTGATATAAGTTCTAGTGTGTATTATTGCTCTCTGCGTGGGGAAAACGGGGCGACAAATATTTTGGGTCAAACTAGTACCGGTTTACCTAACAATAATGGCGGAATCAACAATACGCGGGCATTGGGTGTGTATATCCAAGCAACTGGGGCTCCAGTTGGTTCGACCATAAGTCCCCCCAGTGCTCCCCATCAAGCATATATTTTATCATCACCGCCAAAAACAGGACAAAACATTCCTGCAACGTGGTTTACAACGGGCTATACCACTTTTGGGAATAGCTTTATCGGAAATTCGGCGGCTGGTTATCATATTGACCTAAGTGGCATTAGTAATTATTCATTATGCACAGATGAATTTCAGGTAATTCAACTTGGTGATAGAGCAAAACCTTACGTTAGGATTAATGCAGGTCATAATGCAACTGGCGCCAATAATGAGGGTACGCTATCGACTACCTTTTTATTTTCAGACCTGGTAGCTACCCCAACTCTTCAAGGAGTACAATCCATAATTGGCGTAGGAGGTACCGGCGCCGGGGGGATCGTCGGGCAGCCGCCATATGGATATGCAGATCTAGATATTGCCGCCGGCGTGTCCCAGCCCGACGCGGCGCTCGCGAACAACATTAACATCGGTGTGGCGAATACTAATAAGGTTGTAATTGGAAATCTGAATAATACGTCGTCGAATTATGGAAATCCCGAGATTCATCTAGGAGCTGCGTCCCGAATGGGATATATTGATTGTGGTTATGCTACAAGTCCGGCGTATACGGCTACTGGACCGGGAAATATTTGTGCTACCAATCATAATGGTTATATAGGTACATGGAGCGCGCTCGCCTCGTCTGGAACTGGTTTGCGAGCATATTCTATGGTTGCTACATTGAAGACCTATATGGCGCCAAACTTATCGCCTCTAGCAGGCATCGGTGATGCTGCACCTGCTATTAAATACTCATGCATTGAGGGACCGCAAGGGTTTGTGATGTTTAGAGGGCAGGTGCAATTGAGTGGTGGCTCTGTGGATATTGATATAGATACAGCGGTAGTGATTGGTGCAGGTGAATTATTCATTCCGCATGACAATCCATTAATTGCTGGGACTGCCAATCCACCGGGTACTTTCAACGCTATGTTTCAAAATCCCATGGTAATGGTCACAAATGCGGGAGTATGGGACAACGTTATCCCCCCCAACGCCGGCACTTTTATGACTTTATTAGAAGATCCATTATGGACACAGGTACATGGTTCATTATCGCAGGCGCCCACCACAGTACCAGATATTAGTAATACACATCTAAAGATTAGCGCGGGCGGCGGCCTGGCGCCTCCCGGAACGCCTAATCTGGTCGTGAACTATATTATATATGCGGAGAGACGAGATGAAGGTTATATTGATGATTCACAAGTCAGAGATTATGTCAATCCGAAGACTAAATCTCTGAAAACGTGGGGGTCAGCCACTGATTTAAGTGGGAATCCCTTCCCATAGTTTTATCTGCTCATTTATATATATATGGATTTCAAAACTGCACTAATTATTTTTTTAGTTTTGATAATTATAGGTTTGCTATTTCACATCCAAATGAAATATGCAGTCAACCGCTATCTCTTTTATAAAACAATTACTCTCCCCCCTAAGAAGCGTGCACGAAATTTATTGTTGGTCTCAAATTCTAAAGAAAAAGTATTTGGCAATGAGACTTATTTTAATCATTGCAAGGTGAATATATCAAAGTTTTTAAAGTCATTTAAGGTAAAACGTGTTCTTTTTATCCCTTATGCAGGTGCTAATATACCACCTTTAGGTGTCCCTGAAGATCCCAGTAAATATACGGATATTGTGAGAAAGGAGGTATTTAAGCCTTTGGGGATTGAAGTAGTATCGATTGATAATTATGTAAATTCATTCGATAAGCAAGCCGAGATTCTGCGCGCGGAGTGTATATTTATTGCGGGAGGCAATGCGTTTAAGTTGCTACATGAATTGGCGAGTCATGACATTATCGATGCGATAAGAATGGCCGTATTTTCTGGTGTTCCTTATATAGGATGTTCGTCGGGTGTTGTGGCGGCGAATCCGACATTGCATACATCACGTTCGATCCCAATAATGAATTTGCGTTCATTTAAAAGTTTGGATCTGATTCCGTTTTATATCAACGTGCATTATTATAATGGATTGGGTTCTAGATTAAACCAGTATCTTTTGCGAAATCCTAAGGAAAAGATCCTAGCTATTGAAGAAGGTGTGGTAGTACATATTGTTGGCGACAAAGGTGAGATAGTTGGATTTGGTGATGCGGAATTAATAGAGAGAAAAGCCGGTAAATTTTTGAGAGAGAAAATAGTTATTGGTTCGAACATATCTTCACTATTGGACATTACGCATTCTTAGATTTGCTTGTATGCTCTGTATCAGCATCTTTTTGTGCATTGTATGAAGCAAAATCTCCTCCACTAACGGGTCCTTGTCCTCCATTCACAAGTGAACCCCCGCGTCCTTCTATTCGGCTGCGCCGTTGTTTAAAATATCTTCCTTGTTGTGCAATTTTTGATGGTGCGCCATTTTGCATAGCATTTTTATTACTAGGTTCATTATATATTTTATCTAAAGGCGTCTTTAGCCCTATGTATTGATTATCGGGATCGTATCCGGGATAATCTCCTGCGTTGTAGGGCGGGTCTAAACGATTAGCATCAATAAGTGGCGAGGCTAATGGTGGACGCGGAGGCATTCCTGGTAAAGTACCGCTCATTGATGAGGTTGGTGAATGCATTGGACGCCATCCCAAATTATTTTGGGTATCGTATGTCTGTTGGAAGTAGAGAATAGGGCACCGAATACCGAGACGCCGCTGCCACTTGACGAATTCTATATATTCTTCTAAATTGTTGAATCGAACAGGATTAATTCCGGGAATACGGGCTTTTGTATTATTGAAAAGCAATAATTGGTTTCCTTTTTGCATTAGTAGATTTGGACAGCTATTACTTGTAAATCCTTCCTTCTTTCCCCCCCATACATCCTTGCTTTTAAAAAATAGGCAAAATAATAATCCAGCTAAAAATACCAATATGATAGTCATTTCACGCAACATCTATATAAAGTAGCTATAAAAGTTTTTCGATATCTATAATATAATGGTACATACAGATAATTCCAAATTGGTTGTGATTGATGTGGTAGATAAGGCATCAGCTGATCAATATAATGAAGAAATGAAAACACAACCTAGTATGGTTTTACATACTGCGAAGTGGTGCGGTCACTGCCAAGTCTTAAAACCAGAATATGATACATTTATCGATGAAATGAAAAATGAAAAAAGGCAAGGGTTGATTGCTCATGTTGATTCTGAATCGCGAAAACACCTTGCATCTGGAGTACATAAAGACATTAAAGGGTTTCCCACGATAGTTGCTTTAAAATCTGGCGGTGCTTTAGATAAAGAGTACAATCGACCGCGTGAGGCGAAACATTTAAAGGGTTTTGCTTTAGAAATATTTGACACGCAAGGTGGTGGGCGTCGCCGTCGCCGCCGCCGCAAAAGTCGTCATAGAAAGAATAAAAGGCGTCATCGAGGGGGGAGGCGCAGAACGAAAAAAAGGCGGGGGCATAAAACGAAAAAAAGACGCCGGCATAAGAGACGAGCGCGGCGAACAAGAAAATTTAGAAAGCGATAAATATAATAGGAATATAATTTAATATGAAGTTTTCTGATATATTTTTAACATTTTTGATAATATTAATATTTATCGTGATGTATTTTGTTGGGGCCTATCTGATGGCTGCCAGACAGGTAAAACAGAATTGGCCCAAGCATCGGTGTAATCCGATGGTGATGCCATTTGCGGGTATATTAGGTCCTCCGGGTACAACGGCAGCCCAAAACCATTCTTCTTGTGTTCAAAGTCAACAAAAAAGTGCAATAGGCGGTTTGATGGCACCGGTTCACTATTCGTCATCTTTAGTGAATAGCATTGGATCTGATGTTACAGGTGGTTTGGATATGGTGCGCAAGGTTTTTGCATTTGTAAGAAATATGGTAGAGCAAGTCGTTAAGAAGATTATGGGTATTTTTATGAATATTATTACTGAAATATTAAAAATGATTATTAAGCTAAAAGATTTAGGATCTAAGATAATGGGTGTTATGGCGGTACTCTTATTTATGCTTGATGGGATGGTGAAGACGGGGACAGGGCTCTGGGCGGGACCCATAGGTGGCACCATACGTTTTCTTTGTTTCCACCCTAGCACACGCGTACGGCTGAAAAATTTCGATGTTCAAAGAATGAGTGAAATAAAGGTGGGTGATATTTTAGAAAATGGGAGCATAGTATTGGGTACAATGCAATTGAAAGGATGTAAGGACAATCCCTACTATAAAATTTATTCAAAAAAATTATATTGCGATATCTTCGTAACAGGTTCGCATATGATACAAGATAATAGGACAGGTAAGTTTATTCGTGTAGAGAATTTATTGGAGGCGGAGCGTACTGAAGAGTATACATCGGAGATGTGTTGTCTAATAACGGATGATCATCTTATTCCTGTGGGCGAGTATATGTTCTGGGATTGGGAAGACGGGAATTAATTCTATTGATTATTATCCATTTACTATATATGAGTAATAGTCAAACTTCTTTCAAGGATACAATTGCAAAATTATATTATAGAAAAATAGGATTTACGCAACAATATTTAGATAAATATGGCGGGTCTGTTGTAATAACGACTATTGTAGCTTTAGTATTAATAGCGGTACTGGCATATCACTATTTTCTGAATAATATGGCTTATTATAAAAAGGAATGGATAAATCATCGCTGCTCTCCAGTACTTATGCCTTTTGCAGGAGTTATTCATTCCTTCCCAAATGGGTCACTTTCAGAAGTATTAGATTTTACTTCTAAAAATTACAATGAATGTTTAAATAGTGATTTAAAACAGGTGGTTGGGTCATCAACCAATCCAGCATTGTATGCTCACCATCAAATGTCACAGAATGCAAGTATGACGCAAAAAACAATGAATCAAGGAAGAAAAATATTTAATACTATACGAACCGATGTTGGGGATATGACAGGGCGTATTTTTAATAGGATGTCAAATATGCTTGTTCCTGTGACACAAATATTGGTTAAAACTAAAGATATCTTTGGTAAAACAGCAGGTATTCTCTCAACCGGACTTATGCTATTGTTAGCAATTTATGATACCACCAAAGCCATGCTAGGTGCTTTTGTAGAGCTATTAATTATTGTTGTTGTTATTCTTGTGGCAATGATAGTTATCATGTGGATCTTTCCTTGGGATTGGCCGATAGCGCTAATTATGACTGCTATATTTATTTTTCTTGGGACAATGGCGGCGATTATAGCTTACTGGACAAATAAGATATATAAGTTGACCCTCGACAAAGTGCCATCAACAACGTGTTTTGCAGGAGATACTGAAATTTCTCTCCAAAATGGAAAGAAATTAATAAAGGAGATAAGTGTTGGTGATATTATGCAGGATGGAGCAAGAGTGACGGCAGTGATGAAACTAGCAAGTGATCATAAGAATCTATACTCTCATCATGATATTATTGTTTCAGGGTCCCATAAGATTTTGGTGAAGGGTCAATACATAGCTGTAGAAGATCACCCAGATAGTGTGCGTATTGCTAATATCGAGTCTCATTTATATTGTTTGAATACGACAACGGGGATAATAAATATTAATGGCGTTGTATTTTCTGATTGGGATGAAGTGAATGAACAAGATTGGCAACAAATATGTAAAAAAGCGGAAAAATATTTACCTTTGGTTCCAAAACGCGAGGATATGCATAAATATTTAAATGGGGGATTTATTGAAGATACACCAATAGAGTTAATAGGGGGAGAGTCAGTTGCGATAAATAAAATTTGTGTAAATGATATATTAAAAAATGGGGAGCGAGTTTTAGGCATTGTGGAAATAGATAGTCGCGACATTTGTGGGCTCAAGAAATTAGGCGATGTTAGTAAGCGTATTAGAGGCGGACCTAACGTTCGCTTTGTTGATCAGAATTTAGGCAATGTAACATCTCTGGATACTAGAAAAATGTCTACGTTCTCTGCCGATAAACTATATCATCTGGTTACAGACACTAAATTCTTCACAATTCATAATATTAAATTTTATGATTATAATGCGGGAGTAGAATTCCTCCTTGAGGGACCATATATTTTATTTGCCCATGTTTAATTTTTTATCTGTGAAATATGTATAGAAATGAAAGTAGCTGGTATGAACATTAATCTTGCTTGCGTTCTTTGTGTGGTAATTGGTCTATTTATCGGCGGGCACCTGCTCTGCAGTTGCGCGAAGTGCGATAATGTAAAAGTGGGTATAAAAAAGAAGGAGGGTTTTGAAAATATGGGGGCGCCTATGAACTACCGAATGGGTGATGGCGTGTACGGCAGTTGGGAAACGCGTAAACAAAAACGTGGTCCTTCCATTCCTTGGAGGGCACAGCAACACAATACCTACAAGGGAACCGCGGTTCCTCTACCAGAGGGACAAATGTTTATGTGGGCTGATAATGAATTCAAACCCGAATGTTGCGGATCATCGGTGAGCTCAAGCACCGGATGTGCTTGCATCACCAAGTCGCAAATGGACTACGTTAACCAACGTGGCGGCAACCGCACCAAATGTGGCGGTGTCGACTATTTTTAAATTATCAAAAATATATTATTTTTTTATAATTTTTGATAATCCATTTGGATATTTCAATTGCATTGCATGGAACGGGTGTAGCTCACTCATGACAAGTGGAACTTTTGGGATTTTATCCTCGAGATTCTGTTTGCTAATAAGGTCACTGCGTTTAATCATTTTAAATGCCGAAGTGAGCACTCTTGCCTGTTCATAATCATAGAGTTCAGGATATACTTCATAATATTCCTTTTGACCTTTGGTTATTATGTTACCTGTTGTAATACTAAAACGGAGAGAGGTCAATGGCTGTGTATTTGAGTAAGGCGTTGAACCCAGTATTCCATTAGCGGTAATGAGTAAAATACCAATATATAATGGGTCACCGGTTTTCCATTCAATATTTGACATTACTTTAGAATTATCTCCGCGTCCACTTGGGTTTGGTAGCCGCCCTGACAAGATGGGCTTGAAATAGGGGATTTTTTCATTGATATTCATTATATTTTTATAGACTCAGATAATTCTTTTTGAAATTCAATTTTATTCACATATATTATATGTGTTGGTTTTGGTCACATAGTACTATTAAAGAACCGAAATGGAGAAAATGTGGTAAGTGTAAAATACCCTTTCGTTTGCATACAGGGGGTAATTCAAGATATTTTGACTGCCGATATCATAATATTGTGGGTAAATCTTGTGCTCATTGCGGACAAAATTCATTAAGACCTACATGTTACCATGTAGCACAAAAGACATGGAAAGAACGTTTAACGGGGAAATTGTGATTCGCATTTTTCACAATACGATATATTCATACTCCTATCAGGGTCTATATCTATCATATCGGTAACCCATTTATGATTACAATGTTCTTTAATAAATTCAGCTAGAAATTTAACTTCGGTTTTGCGAATTCCAAGTGTATATTCCATACCTTGAATATCATTTTCTAAGGATCTTTTGAGACTTATTAAATTTTGGATATGTTCTTCCTTCATTCAATAATAATTCTATTTAATATTATTTAAATTGATTTATGATATGCTATTTGATACTGCCAATATTCACTATGCTTCCTCTACTTGTATCCTTATGGAATTGGCTGTTGGCACTTTCAGTAGTTTGTATGCCTTTCTTGAATATGGCTGCTGTTTGGTGGGCGTGGCAAGCAGGTATTGGCTGGGCGGCGTGGTCAACGGCGCGCTTTTATAGTAATAATTGTGCTCCTGCAGGAGTTTCTGGATATGTTACCTCTCTCTTTACAATGGGAAGCCCCATTTGTATAAGTGCATGGTTTTCGCATGCAGCATTTGTTGTTGCTTATATCACAGCATTTGTTGTCGCTGTTATGGTAGTTTCTCTCTGGCTTTGGAATCGGGTGACAGGAGATCAAAATGTGAAGAAATTGCAGGAAGAGGTTGAGAGATTGCGTGTAAAGACGATGGCGAAATCGCCAGAAATGACGAAAAGTCCTGAATCGCAAATAGTGGGAGGGGAATCAGAAGAGATGAAAATCTAGGCTTTTATTTAAAAAGAAAATTTATAATAATGTATGTCCAACTTTCGACTATACACTATTTTTTTATTTTTCTATACATTTAGCCTTGCAAATATGTATATACGACTTGATGAAGGAAAGGTAATAAAAAGGGTAGAATACTTTTTTAAGGATAATAATATATACGATTGTTTTGAGAGACTGGATACTGAGAAAAATATTCTTGGATTGCGTTGTTTACATAATGATAATTTATATGATGTTGATATTCGCATTGAATTGCCGGCATACTACATATAGAGACCAAAAGGTATATCTCCATTTTCTTTACGTGTAACGAGTTTATCGACAATAGCATTTGTTACATTGAAGGGGTATTCTAGTTTGAGCGTTGTCATTTTGTTATTGAATAGATTATGTTCGGGTTTCATGAGTCGAAACAGGTTAAGTTTGCTGTAAATAATTTCTAAGCAACGTTTTAAGTTTCGCACACCTTTCTCTTGTGCTGTATATTTATCAATTATATAATGGAGGGTATCATCGGCTATAATAATTTTGCCGGATTCAAAATTGATGTTTTTTTCAATGACAGGCATAAGATATTGCTTTGCAATGATAGTTTTCTCTTTTTTCACATATCCCTTGGTTTCTATTCTATACATTCTATCTCGTAGAATAGAATTAACTTTTTTTTCATCATTATAACTGAAAATAAATAATGCCTTGCTAAGGTCAAAATCGATTCCTGAGAAATATTTATCATGAAATTGGCTATTTTGTGTTGTATCTGTTAAGTGGGTTAAAATACCAATAATTTCTTCGCCCTTTGGCGTATCGCTAATTTTATCTAACTCATCAAAATATATAACTGGATTCATGCATTTGCTTTTAATAATAATATCTACAATCTGCCCCCATACACTTCCTTCATAGGTATACGAATGTCCTTCTAAGAAACTGCTATCGGTAGCTCCACCTAATGCGAGAAATGCAAATGGTCTATTGAGTACCTTGCTGATACCTTCCTTGACAAGCGTTGTTTTTCCTGTTCCCATGGGTCCGTGAATAGCGATTGCGGTGCCCACTGCGTTGGGATTACTAATCCATTGTCCAATCATCTGCATAATTTGAATTTTGGCGTCATCTAATCCATACACAGCATCTTCTAATGCTTTATGTGCATTGTCCATAAATTTGGAACATTTTTCTGGTCCATCATTCATTGTAATTGGAAGTCCGTTGTATTTTCCGAAAGGGATTCTCATAAATGTATCAACCCATTGTTTAATTTTGTAATACTCGCCGGAGGCCCGATCCATTTGTGTTAAAATATTTATTTTGTTTAGTGCTGCAGCCTTATATTCTTGGGGTATATCGCTCTCTAAGAGAGACATACGATATGGTTTGGCGAGTTGTGAATGTTTCTTTATTTCCCGCATTTGTTGAATTATTAATCCTTGTTTTTTGACGGGTAGTTCGCGAAAATATTTTAGATCGCACATAGCATTTTTAGCATATAATAATTTTCTAAATTCTTTAGAATTTTCTCTTTTCTGCTTCGAATTAGCTTTTTTCTCTGCTTTTTCCTTTATTTTTGTTTGTTCGGCTACAAGACCCTCAAGTTTTTTTATCATGGCCGTTTGCCCCCCCTTCTTTCTTTCGGTCATAAGTTCTTTTAATTCAGTAAGTAGAGTATCCTCGCCTATTTCTTCGTCATTGTTATCTTTACTTTTAGGATTCGCCGCCTTCTTTTTTTTCTTCTTTTGTTTCTTTTGTTTTTTCTTCTTTTGTGGTTTTTCTTCAGACTCACTTTCGTTAAGCTCTTCTGGATCAAAATAATCATCATCATCATCGCCGTAATACTCTGCGTCAGGATTCTCTGCAACAGTAAAAATTACATTGACTTTCATATTTCCATTTTGTAGTTCTTCAAGTAATTCTTCGTCTATATACTCTTGGAGTTCGTCATCGTCAATGGTGTCCTCGTCGGTACTATCTTCCGATTCATCATCGACAGCGCTGCTTTTTTTTCTTTTTTTGTGATGTGGTTCTTCTTTAGATTTATCTAATTTATCTAGAGCATTAAGACGCCGATTTGTTGCACGCGAAGGAAATAATTTTCCCACAAAACGTTGCCATTCTCTAATATTAAATTCTTCTTCTTCTGATGCGCCTATTTCATCATCTGAGCAACCAGGTATATAGTCACTATCATCATCAGAAGATTCAGAATCGGAGCTAACAACTTTTTTTCTCTTGTGTCTTTTACGAAGATTATATCTCTTTTTAGGCGTATGAGGCGTGTCTTCCATATTATGTATTAATGCTATTTTTTTTATATTATTTATAAAATTGAAAACAATCTAAATAATATTATAGAAATATAAGAATGCATAGAACAAAACGGCATGACGATATTAATGCAGCAAAAATTATTGGTGTCCAATTTAGTCTCTTATCACCCGAAGAAATAAGGAAAACTTCCGTTGCAGAAATAACCACACGTGATACATATATTAATGACAGACCAGTTATAGGAGGTTTATTTGATCCACGAATGGGTGTATTAGACCCTGGTCTCATCTGTCCAACAGATGGTTTGAATTATATGCAAACACCGGGATACTTTGGGCATATTGAGTTAGCGCGCCCTGTATTCTTCATCCAATATTTGAATACAATCGTAAAAGTCTGTCGTTGTATTTGTATTAAATGTAGTAAACTATTAATTGATAAGAAGAAATATAGTCATGCACTAACGATGAAGGCTTCAAAGCGCTGGCAATATGTATTTAGCTTGGCTAGTAAAATTTCTCGTTGTGGGGAGGATAGTGAGGATGGTTGCGGAACGAAGCAACCAAAGAAGATACATAAGGAGGGCTTAGCAACTCTATTTGCCGAATGGGTTAATATTGAGGGTATAAAAGACGATGATGGTAATGTAAAGGATAAACTAACGATGAAGATGACCTGCGAACAGGTCTTGAAGTTATTTCGTCGTATATCTGATGAGGATGTTACTTTTATGGGTTTTAGTCCCTTATGGTCGCGTCCTGACTGGATGATCTGTCAAGTATTGCCGGTACCGCCGCCGGCGGTACGTCCTTCGGTAAAGCATGATGCGCAGCAGCGCAGTGAAGATGATATATCGCATATTATTGTGAATATTATTAAGGCAAATAAGACGTTACAGGAGAAGATACGTCAGGATGCCAATTCTAAGGTGATTGATGATTGGACGACTGTGTTGCAATATTATTGTGCGACAATGATCGACAACCATATACCGGGTTGTGCGCCGGTTGCTCAAAGGACGGGTCGTGCTTTAAAATCAATGAAGGAGCGGTTGGTTGGAAAGGGTGGTCGAGTGCGTGGCAATCTTATGGGTAAGCGCGTAGATTTTTCGGCGCGTAGTGTTATTACACCCGATGCAAATATAGGGATTCGTGAACTCGGCGTCCCCTTAGCCATTGCAAAAAATATTACTTATCCTGTGGTTGTGAATGCGCGGAATAAGAAATATCTGACGAGACTAGTATTAAATGGTCCGGAAGTGCATCCGGGCGCTAAGATTTTGGAAAGAAAATCTGGTGAGAGTATTTCTCTGCGTTATGTAGATCGCGCATCTCTTGATATCATGGAAGGTGACATTGTTCATCGCCACTTGCTAGATGGGGATCCGGTGTTGTTTAATAGGCAGCCTTCTTTGCATAAAATGAGTATGATGTGTCATATTGCACGAATTTTGAAGCAAGGAGGCACATTTCGTTTGAATGTAGGAGTCACAAAGCCTTATAATGCTGATTTTGATGGTGATGAAATGAACATGCACGCTGCCCAAAATGACGAAGCTAAGGCGGAGTTATTAAATTTGGCAAGTGTTCCTCGTCAAATTATTAGTCCTGCAAATAACCAATCTATCATAGGTATTTTTCAGGATTCATTGCTTGGGGTGTATCGTTTCACGCGTAAAGGGATGACATTTTCGCCGCGGACGGCGATGAATTTGCTTATGCGTTTTGACAACATCAAGGCTGATATATTTGATGGTGGGAAACAAGAAATTACTAATTTTAATATCTTATCTCAAATTCTGCCTCCCATGTCGGCCAAATTTCCCAACAAGACGTATGAGGACACTGATGATCGTAAGACAACAAATAATATAATAGAGATTCGTAATGGAAAGTATATACGCGGACAGATAGACAAAGGTGTGCTTGGTGCTACATCTAAGGGTCTAATTCAGAGTATATTTAATGATTTTGGTTTTAATTCCTCAGCTGATTTTATTGATAATTTGCAGAGCATTATCAATTATTATATGATGATTAGTTCCTATAGTGTTGGAATCAGTGATTTGATTGCTGATAGTAAGACCAATGAGCAGATTGCGACAGCCATTACGGCGAAGAAACAGGATGTGAAAAATTTGCTTGATCAAATTCAGCTGGGTGTATTTGAAAATAATACGGGGAAGACGAATGAGGAGGAATTTGAGACGAAAGTCAATGCGATTTTAAATAAGGCGCAAGAGGAAGCCGGCAAGATAGGTCGCAAGAGTTTATCAAAGGATAATCGTTTTATTACTATGGTGAATGCGGGGTCCAAAGGTAATAATATTAATATTGCGCAAATGATTTCTTGTTTGGGGCAACAAAATGTGGATGGCAAACGTATTCCATATGGTTTTAGTAATCGTACACTGCCACATTTTTCGAAGTATGACGATTCACCTGAATCGCGAGGATTTGTTGAAAGTTCCTTTATTGAGGGATTGAATCCTTTTGAGTTATATTTCCATGCTATGGGTGGGCGTGTTGGTTTGATTGATACTGCTGTTAAGACATCACAAACGGGGTATATTCAGCGACGTTTGATCAAGGGTTTGGAAGATTTGAATATTAAGTATGATATGACAGTGCGCAATAACCAAAATAAGATAATACAATTTGAGTATGGCGATGATGGCATTGAAACGACAAAGGTGGAAAGTCAAGCGTTGCCTCTAAGTAAGATGACATTAGACGAGATATATGGACATTATCAATTACCTTTTGATTTACGTAGCAGTATGTTTAAGTCTAATTTTACCCGCGAGGCTATTTCGCGTATGAGAAAACAAAAAGTTCGTTTAATTGCGCGAACGAAGGCAGTGATTGCAGAGATGATCAAAGGTCGGGAGCTGTTAGTGAAGCATGTATTTAAGAATAGCAATGATACACGCATTCACATTCCTGTAAATTTCAAGCGTATTATCAATAATATTCAATTTCAGTTTAATTTGCAAAATAATTCATTGGTAGATGTAACTCCCATGGAGTTATACGATATGTTGGACCGAACATTTGTATCATTAGGTTTGCGTTATGTGCGTCCCACAGATCTCTTTAGGTTGGCATATCAGTATCAACTTTCACCGAAAGAATTATTGATTGTTCGACATTTTAATAGAAATGCGTTGACGTTTCTGATGGAAACAATTGTTTTACATTATAAGAAGTCGATTGTGGCTCCGGGCGAGATGGCGGGTATCATTGCAGCCCAAAGTATTGGAGAGCCGACGACGCAAATGACGCTGAATACCTTCCATTTTGCTGGTGTGGCTTCTAAGTCGAATGTGACGCGGGGCGTTCCGCGGATTGAGGAGATTTTATCATTATCGGCGCATCCGAAAAAGCCTTCTACTACAATCTTCCTTAAAGAGGATGAACAAGAGGATAGATTGAAGGCTCAGGAGCAAATGTATTTGCTCGAGCTAACAAGTTTGCAAGATGTCACTAGTAGTGTTTCAATTTGCTTTGATCCTGATGATTTGAATACACTGATTGAGGTGGATAATGTTCTAATGACTGAATACAAGGAGTTTCAGTCTTTGATGGAAGAGTGTGGTCTCGAGAAAGAGGCTTCTAAGAAGGGTGTTCGTTCAAAGTGGATTATTCGTTTTGAATTTGATCGGGAGGCGATGCTTGACAAGAATATATCGATGAGCGATATTCACTATGCCCTGAAGCATAGTTACAAGGCCCAGCTCCAATGTATCTATACGGATACAAACGCGGATAGTCTAGTTATGCGTATTCGCTTAACGCAACCTTTGACGAAGGCTAAAAAGAAGACATTGGATCAGTCAGATGAGATTTATTGTCTAAAAACATTGCAAGAAAATCTCTTGAAGAATGTTATTTTGCGAGGTGTAAAGAAGATTCCCAAAGTGACTATTCGAAAGATTCCAAATTATTTGACGCTGCATGATGGCAATTATGAGCCGCGTGAGATTTGGGTTTTGGATACCATTGGAACAAATTTGGAGGATATATTAATGTTGGAGGATATAGATATTAATCGTACTTATAGCAATGATATTCAGGAGACATATCGTGTGTTGGGGATTGAGGCGGCACGTGCTACCATTTATAATGAGTTATCGGAGGTGTTAGAGTTTGATGGAACGTATATCAATTATCATCATATCAATTTGCTTTGCGATCGTATTTCAGCGACAAAAAAGATGGTATCTATCTTTCGTCATGGAATTAATAATGATGATATAGGTCCTTTGGCGAAGGCATCTTTTGAGGAGACGCCTGAGATGTTCTTGCGCGCAGCCCGCCATGCTGAATTAGATAATATGCGTGGTATTTCGGCAAATGTGATGACAGGTCAGGAAGGTTATTTTGGCACAAATAGTTTTCAAGTTATATTAGACATTGCGAAGGCGCGTTCCTTAGAGCATAAGGTGGCTGCTAAGAAGTTGACTATTGGTGATTTTATGGGAATGGAGGATCCCAATAACATTTGTTCAACGGCAAATATGTCCATTGCGAACTCGACAGAATTTCTCGAGGTGGAGGACTTAGGGGCCGATGATGACTATGATGCGGGTTTTTAATATATTTGAATTAGTTAAAGGTATTTTATTTACAAAGTTAATCAATGTTTGTCAAGTATGTATTTTTTACATTACATACTTTACTTATTATGGTATGCCTAGCAGATGTTTATAAACATCAAGTGATCATCACCCTATTACAATATATAGCAATACTATCATGGCACTTCAATAACAATAATTGTGTTATCACGCAGCTAGAAGATTATTATTTCAATGATACCCTTCTCAATGTATATAATAGAGTTCGCGGATTTGCGCCTGTTCATTCTTCTCTTTATTGCGTGCCGACTTATCAACGCTATACAATTTATGTTCTCTTTACCATCCGATGTTGTGAGATCACATATTCAATTATGTGGAAAATATAGTAAAAAAAAATAATAAATAATAATATGCGGGGAATACTTTACTTTATAGAAAATATATTGGAAAGAAATGCTTCTGATATGATTTATTTTATTATTTTTAATCTATTTGAACAGAATGATAATGTGTTATTCTATAATTCTATTTATAATAATTTATTTATAAATATAGAAAAAAAAACAAAATTAATACAGCTTTTTTTTAAGGCGGCGCGATGTAGGGGGTTAATTCGTAAGTTAGTGCGCCATTGGCGGTGGCGCACTACTTCATTGATTGATATTAAACGTGATATGTATGGTAATGAGTTATCAACCTTTCCGTTGAGGCAAAAAATAGTATTGGTTGAGAATATGAAGAAATATCCATTTAGACTGACTGACCTAGCGACTTTTTGGCATAAATCTTTGTTACATAGTCAGCATTTTTTCTGTCACCCACGAAATCTCACTAATCCATATACAGGACGTGAGTTTTGCCTCCATAATCTCTATAACATTTATTTTGCTCTCCAAGCGAGTACGTTTCATATCCGCCCTCTTTTATCGGAGCTATTTATTGTTAATTTTAATTTGGTTCAGTTTCGTATTATGAATTATCCTAAATTGCAGGATTTGGCGATTAAAGATTATGAGACAAAGGTGTTGGAAGAAGAGAGGTTTGATGATATTATGCAGATGCTTTCAACATATGGTGGTTTGCACATCCTTGCCATAGCTGGTAATATAGCCAGTGAGAAAAGACAACTGGTTATAAAAAAATTTGGTGAATTTTTGATTTCTTATTATTATTCTGAATATTCTCAAAATTCTCTTGTTAAAAATTCGCATAAAAATAAGTTAATATTATTACCTAGTTTTATATTGAATAACACTTTTGATTGGGATTCTATTGAAGAGTGAATAGCATATATTTACTTAAGCATAATAGTATTTGAATATGGAATTGTGTCTATAGGTTGAGCTGAATAGAAAGTTTGTGGATGTTTTATATATTTATTTTTTTCTATAGGGATAAGATTCTTAAAGAAATTTTCTTCATCTGAGAGAATGATGGATTCAAGTAATAGAATTTCATTATCTTTTAAATTATACCCAATATCTTGAAAGGCGATAAATTTCTTTGGTTCAAAGACGAAGGAGCGAATATTTCCGTAACGTATTAATTCATCGGCCATGCGTCCATAATAGATATCTTCGTTGTCATTTCCGCTTAATAGATTTTTTGCGGGTATTAATATTTTACAATTGCCCCCTTCTTCAGACAGGCACGCGGTATTTGTTGCACATGTTTTTTTATTCATATTTAAGCATAGGCTAATTTTAGAAATGGAGAGAACATCTCTGCCCAATCTTCCATAATCTACAAAATCTAGGTAAGGAGCCATCAGAGTTTTAAGATGTTCAATGATGGCTGCTAATTTATGCCAATATGTAATATCGTCTTTGTAAATAATTGCTTCGATATTACTGCGTGCGTGACGACCGATATATTGATTAAGAAGAATTCGCACCATATTTCTAAAAGAATTGTAAAAATTCGTTTCCAACCGAATCCGCTGTACCATATTTATTCTCTCTGGGTCTTCCTCCGCATTTTCCCATATTCGTTTATTGGCATCTAAGATATCTACATTTAAAATATATGGAAGAAGTTTATCTCCATGTGTATCTTCTAGTGTATGAGGGCGTGTTGGGACAAATTGGTCGGTTGTAGTGAGGATGCCGATAATTTTTCCGTCATCAATAACTTTGAAGTATGGTTTACATTGTATCTTATTTGCCATATGGTATATATTTTGGAGCATTGTTTTGGTTGTCTCATAATCATTCCACCATGAGGTATCTATATGGGATAGTTGATATGGGTATTGTGTATTTATGGGAGATGGAGCTGTGGGAACGTACACGTGTTTCTCTCCATCATGAATTATCAATCCAATTGTTTTGGTATATAAATTAATAATTTGTTTTGTTATTTTGTATTTTGTCTTTCTAAGTTTTTTTCTAATGAATGCCGCCGATGGAGCCGTTTTCAGGAGGTATTTTGTGCGTTTTAGTCGGCCCACATCTGCCGTTTTCGTTACGAAATCAACACTTGGTTGTGGCGCGCACATTTTTTTGATAAGATTCCCTATTTTTCGAATAATGGGTTGTAATGACCATGCGAAGCGTTCGCCCATGGATCCTTGTAAACTGAATTTTGTTTCAATAGTTAATTCTGTTTTGGATTTTTTTGTGCGTCGAAAGACGGGTTCATAGAAGTTATTCCTATACACTATAAGTGCTGTTAATTTCTTCCCGTCGAATAGGGTGTTAGAATAGTGGTTGCTGGGACAAATAATACCAATATTTTGAGTAATATCATTATCAGGAATATTTAAAATAATAAGATTGAGTCCGTGAGGAAACAACTTTTCGTTGGGCATACAAATAATATCCCATAAATATTCATAATCAATAAGTATCTTGTCGTCATTCATAAATTTTGTGAAATTTTCGAATGCGCCGACTATTTCACGTAGATAAGCTCTACTAAGTTTTTTTATTATAAATTTTTTATAAATCTGCGTATCTTTATACTTCGATGCAATAGGACCTTTGAATTTATTTACCTTGTCATTTTTAAATAATTGCACTAATGTTCCATGTTGATATGTAATGAAGCTATCAAGTGTAATAGAATCCACAATAATGTCCTTCATTTCTTTAATGGTAGGAATTTCTTCACTGCCATATATACGTGCGATGGCTGCTATAAAGGATTGCGTTTCACTATATTGTACACCCTGCCGCAGAATGCAAATATCTCCATCTGCTTTACACATACCATCATTATCAGTTATATTTAAAAAATTATAAACATTATGAGGCAAGAATCCCCAATTCCCTGCATCGATAGGGAATTTATTACCCTCTTTGATAATATCTGTTACTTTTTTACTCTTGGGAATTGACTTAGGTATTTCTGAACCAGCTGCCGTCGGGCTCCATATCTCAGCTCCGCATTTCCCTCGCGCCGCGCGTTGTTTTGCACTGGTGGCGACATTAAAACAACATGGGATACATAGATCTTTATTTGGATGTTTATTGACAAAAAATCCGGGATATTCTGTTACTTTATATTGTCCTTTAATAATTTGCGGTGCATTTTTGAAGCTGTATATATATTTTCCATTTGGTATTTTCCGCGACTTGAAGGGTATAATATTTTCATATGGATCGTTACTAGCTCCACATAATTTGGTATTCTCTTGTTTTGCTGTTTCAAGTTCTTGTTCTGAGAGAGGTTTATTGGTTTTAAGACACCAATATTCGGGGCATATATACCAATGCTTCTTTTGCTCACTAGATCCATACTTGATAGCTCTTTTGATTGAATTTGGACTAGTTTTAATGATATCTTGGAATTGTGCTTCTGTTAATATAACTGGTTGTCTGCGTAAGTTGACGGGGCATGCGCGAGAATATTGATGAAATCTTCCTTTTTTTTTCTTAAGATAAAGGATTGGATCTTTACTTTCAAGTTTTCTTTGAAAAAAGTTTGGATTTGTAAGTCCTAATCCGTCTATATGTTTTTCTTCCAATGATTCTTCACTACTTTCTGAATCAGGATTCGAGAGTGGGGGTGGCGCAGAAGGGGCGACATTACCATCGTCGCCCTCATCATCGTCATCATCGTCTTCATCGTCCTCATCTTCCTCGTCATCACTATATTCAGCATCATCGTCCTCGTCGTCGCCGCCAAACATAGATAGCATGTCCGCGTCGACTTCATCGTCAAAAACAATCTCTCCGGCAACGAAAGTGAGAGAACCATCTTGTTCATTTATATCCTGTTCGGCGACAGCCTTAACATCACTGAAAATATGCTGCACATCCCCTGTTTTTTTCGTACATATCCTTTTGATTATTTTACTTAGAGCTTTTTGTGGGGCGCCCTTAATAAGTTTTTTATATTGAGATAGTCTTATGAGTGTATTAATATAGATAGGTATTGTTTGGAGGTAGTGTATATTATCTATTTCTGTAACTGAGATAGTGACGCTCTCATCTTCAAATATAAAATAGCAAGGAAATCCTGGATTATTAAGAATTTTAATTTTTTTATTTTCGAAGCGTCCGCGTTCTACCTTTTTTTCATCCATCCATGTTAGATATTTTAGTTGAGCTGCGTCGTCGTCCAACTTATAATTTATTTTTATTTTACGAATAATAGCAGCTGCTGGTGTATTTTTTTTGATGAGTGTTGTGATAAAGGCGTCAATGCTATTCATTTCATTAAAATATGCTACTCTTTTGAATTGAAGTTCGATAGCAGTTTTATCTGAAACGATATTGAAAACGCTTACTATACAATCTTTGAAGGAGGAAAGAATTTTGGTTAGTGCCTTTTTTCCGGCGGCTATGGAATACCGGTAAGTCATATCTATAATTTCAATATTCGATTCTTGTAAGTTAGTAAATTTTATATATACATATCCGCTTTGTGCCATATATTTTTGTATTTCTTCTAATATTGGATTTATGTTTTGTCTAATGAGGGTTTCGATTTCGCTATTGTCTTGTATTTTTGTAACTTCTAATTTAACACGTAGGTCCCCATTATCAAAGAATTCAAGAAATATGTAATTATCTGTATGTGTTTTAATGGCCATGGAGACGCTTTTTTTGATACCTATGAGTTTTTTGAATTTCATAATTTCTGATTTTTGGAGTAAAGGTATTTTTTGTCCGGTTGGTGAGTGAGTGGGTGCATAGAGTCGATATATATTATCTCTCCGTTTTCCCCTATTAATCTTAATAAATGGTATTTGAGGGGTAGCATGAATCAGTTTAAAAATTATGTCTAGCGGAAGGTTAATAGAACTCAATGGGTGTATAATAAAGTTTATAAATTTTATTCCCTGTGACATAGGTAGAATAGATAGGCGGGGGTCATAAAAGGTAGAATAGAAGAAATCAATATCAGTGTTGTATTTTTGAAAGTTAGAATCAAGGAGCTGCTTATTTGTTTCTAGTAACTCTTGGGTTTTATCTTTAAGAAGAGTGAGATTTGTTATATCCTTATTGCTAAGTAATGGAAAATACAATTGTGTTACGATCTCTTCAGAAATGCCCTTCTTCTTTGTAAATTGCAACACTTCTTTTGCTGTACACATATAAATATTGAAACCGATAGGCGTGGGATATTGCAAGAGTATTTTTGAATTCTCTGTGGATGTGATTTCTTTAGCATGATCAATAAGGATTTGATCGATAAATAGTTTATTAAATGGGTCTGTTGTAAATGGATATTTTTTTTGGATAACAAATTTTTGCCCAATGACATATTTAAGTTCTTCTATTTTTTCAGTATATGGGATAATATCTGCTTGTGTAAATTCTTGGTCTTCGAGTCCTCGGAAGGAGTCTATATTAAAGGAAACGAAATTCTGAAGATATTGTAGAAGTCGTGATTTAGTAAGTATTAACTCTCCGTCTTGTGTTAGTTGTGAAAAGATAACATCGGGATTTAATTTTATTTTTTGAATAGCAAATAAGTATATTTCGGGGAATGCAATCTTTAGACCGGCTTTTTCTATAATTTTTCGTTTTATTGTGTCGATGGTATCATCAATATGGATTGGATAGTCTATGATGCTAATAGGGGTACTATGTTCTTGTATGGCGTGTACTTCAATTTCGGTGAAGTGTAAAAATGTAGTAAGAATTTTCTTTTCCTTGTGATTGACGGCTGTTTGAAGTCCTTCTAATGTTATATCTGTATCTTGTTTCCAGTCAGTATTAAGGAATATATAGATATGTGTAAAATCGTGGACTCCCGTTTTATGCCAAATTTTAAGAAATGGAAACATATATAAATATTTCTGAGATATTATTTATATAGAAGATGATGAATATTATTGCAGCTTGTTGTCGTAATCGGGGGATTGGTTTTGGGGGTGCATTACCTTGGAGATTTAAAACAGATTTACAATATTTTAAGAATTTAACTATAGGCGATGGTAACAATGCTGTTGTAGTCGGCAATAGTACGTATAAACAACTTCCCACCCTGCCTAAAAGAGATACGTTGGTTCTAACAAATAATATGGATACGAAAACGTACATTGATAATGTATATTATTTCAACAGCATACCTTCGTTGCATAAATTTTGCGAAAAAAAACGATATGGGGATGTATGGATTGCTGGCGGAGAAAATATATATAAGCAATTTTTAGCAGATTCTAAGGTGAAGTCCATTTACTTAACAAATATAGATATTGATGTTCCCTGTGATACGTATTTTCCTGATATACCGCCTTCGTTTTCTCTCGCTTCGCAATCACAGCATAAGGAGAGAGATATAGATTTACTTTTCCAAATGTATCGACGGGTACCTATCTGTTCTCCAAAATATCATAATTTAAAAGGTACTCTCATTTCCCACCCACTGCTCATTTAATGGCGCTATGTCTACCACTATATGCCAACGGGCGTTAACAGCAAGATTTAGAAATCAAATTATTTTTCTCTTGCTTTAGCATAATATGAATAGTGATAATCTCTTAGAAAACGATGGCAATATCTACTCCATTCCAATGTGGGATGAATTGCGGCGTGTTTATGATGCTAAATGGGAAGAAGAAAAGGACAAATTTCACGACCAACTGAAGGAAAATTTCCGGGCGCTGGTGGGGCAATATAAATCTGGTAAACAGGAGATTTATGAGTTATCGGAGACAACTTATGCTAAGCATTATGAAAAGGCTTTTCGTGAATTATTTTCTGATACGGGATATCAGGCGACGGTAGGTGAGGTGGAGAGATTGGGTACGGGAAATAAAAAAAGTAAGAAACTTTATGTTACCCTTCCAGTTTGTTACAACTGACTAGCTTATAATAGGGGGGTGCATTTATTTAATGATACCAAAAATGAATGCTTAAGGTGTATGATTTTATGATTAATTAATATCAAAGTATGGATTATCTGTAATATCCATTCCGCAATAGTGTTTATTTTTTTTTTTATAATCTTCAGGTTGATAAATGCCCATTTTGACTGCCTCTTGTAGTAGAAATTTAAAGTTTCTCCAGAATTCTTCTTTATGTCCGATAGACTTGGTCATTGTGTGTGCGATTTCATGAATTGCGACAAATGTAAGTGTATTTTCATCAATTAATTTATTACCTTTTTTGGTTGTTGTGACACAAAAAGCTAATTTCTCGCCTTTATTTTCTGAATATGCGGTATATGAGCTAGTTGGTAATATTTCACTTACTTTTTGTGGATTAAAATTTTTGACTAGACGAAGGACATTCTCTCTCTCTGGGTATAGTTTTTTCATTTGTGCGACGAGCTTCTTGAGTTTCGTGGTAACCCGTGCCAATAGGTCTGCGGCTAATTGTAATTTATCTCTCTCTCGGACACAATATTTATTTCCATCTACATCAGAGATAATACATTTTAGATGAAACATTTCGGCTTCAGAATATATTTTGAGAGCTACTCCGGCTATAAAAATGATTAATAAATACGAAAACCAATCTAGTCTTTCCATATATAGTAGGACTATAAAATCATAATTTATAATTTAAAATTATGATTATTGTTTCTTAATTTACCGAGGTCCGCAGCCAATCTCGAGTGGTCGGCGGGAGAGATCTGGAGAGATGGTAGTATTATTCCATGGTCCGACGGACATTTGTGGGTTAGCTGGTTCTGAGCGGACTTGGAGGTTGGCATTACGGAGACTTTGTCCTACTGTGTTAATTCCGATGTGGTGTCCGGCTTGAAGGAGGTTAACATTCTGGAGGGCGCCCTCGCCTTGTGGGTTCAATCTACCCCATTCAGAGTTACTATCTTTTGGTAGCAATTCTCTTGGGTTAACAACAGGCTGGCGTGCACAGCTTGGGGGCAGGCCATAGGTGTTCGTTTTGGATCCTTTGGCGCCTGAGAAAACTTCATTCTGTCCTAAAGGACGTGATGGTTGTGGGTTGCCTCCTTGGTTCACGCAGCAGGATGCGGGTCCTGTAGACGATACGTCGGGTTTTCTCCTCTCATATGGGAGATATGTAGCTTGGCTTGCAGTCATTGCATCAAGACTGCCTCCTTTTGATCCGGAGTAATTGGTCAAAGCGTATAATATTGCCAATGCCGCTAATCCTAGAATTACATGAGATGTCGTTATTTTTTTTATCATTCGGTTGAGAGACATTATAAAATTAAATGATAAAATATTTTTTTCATTAATATTGCTAAAAGAAATGTCTTTACTCTAATATCTCTTCAAAATCATCTAAATCATCGTCTGAATCTTCTATTTCTGAGGATAAGAATGTATTTTTAATTTTTTTGGCTTCTAAAAATGCTTGAACATACTGCTTCCGCGCAACCCGAGCCTTTTGCAGTGCATGTGAATAAAGTTCTCGATATACTTCTATAGGTTTTTTAAGATGAATAGGATCTTCATCTGGTGGAAGTTCCAGTTTTATTTCACACAATGCGGCCTTTTTTTCTAAAGCCCCCACTTTTTTATTAGTTGGTGGCGGAGATGGTGTAACTGCTATAGTTTCTTCATCTTCTGAATCGGTTGCCACCTCCCCTTCTTTTTCTATAATAGTTAACTCAATATTAGGCGAAAGTGGTGTGTCGCCGCCCGAGCCGCCTTCGCCGGCTTGCTCTTTCATTTCTTTCTCGGCATTATTGTCTGGTGCCTCGTGCTTCTCGACATAATCTTCATTGGCGACTTCTTTTTCTACGTTTGTGAATGTGTCTGCTTCTGCCTCCTCGCGATCATTCTCGGGCAGCTCAGCTGCCGGGACTTCCTTTTCTAAATTTAATTCCATAGAACCCAAACTAGTTTGAGCGGGGGCGGGAACAATATGTTCTTCTTTTTTTAACAGGGGTCCAGATTTACTTATATTATTTTGGGTAATGAGTGGTATGAGGGGTTGTTCAGTAAGAAAGGTTGACCTTGCAGTTTGGATCAAACATTTTTCAAAAAGTGGTTTATCTTCTAGTACCATTATCTGTCGCAAACACAGATCGAGATGAAAGCTAGAGGAGGTGAATTTAATGCCTAAACCTTCTACAATAGAAATAATTTTATTTCCTTTGGATACATCGTTTAATGATAGTATATTTTCATTTTCATCATAAATCTGAAGAGATTTTAGATTTTTAATATGTTTGGGTTGTCGCACATAAGCTCTTGTAACATATTGTTTCTTATAAGTACGTAGAACAGGATTGAAAAAATATTCGATATTTTCCATTTCCATTTCATTATGAAACCAAAGATTTCGTTTTTCATAAATAAGATGTTGTATTCTTTTTTCAAATTCTTGGAGGAAATTTAAGAATGTATCGTTGTTAGAAGCGATAATAAGATCACAATATGTTTTTTTACCAGTGCGCACTATCCCATTCTTGGTTAAGCATTTAGGAGTTTGAAATAAACAGGGGTGTTCTTCATTTAATAATAATTTTGAAAAAAAGGCACCGCCTTGAATCCCGTGTGGATTTGCTAAAGATAATTGTTCAAAAGGATAGTCCTGATTAGCTTCATGCACTTTAGTCATTTGGGTATAAAGCTATCAAAGAAAAATATGTCGATATTACCACGCAAAATAGAAGACAAAAAAATATCAGTGTTGAATAAATGGATACACTAAAAGAAACGATTATACAGCAATGTCTTACACTACTTAAACGAGAAGATGTAAAGCAGGAAATTAAATCGCTCATGCGCCCTGTGATTGATATGTTATTACATGAAATCACTCCCTATATCTATCTTTCTATTACCTTTGTATTCATAAGTTTTCTGTTAATTTTAGGAATTTTTATTCTGCTTCTTCGTAATAAATTTACTTCTAAAATTGCTAATTGAGCTTTATGTCATTCTATGTCGAATTGCGAGGGAACAAATGGATGTAAATATCATTAATGCCGAAAGGTGCGTAATACCCGGTACTGGCATTAAATTTTAGGAAGATGTGGATTTTGAATAAAATCTAAACACTTGGAAATAGTTTAATTTTACGTGCTTGTTCTATATAAAATATTTGTTATATGTATAATGACTACCCATCACCACAAATCTCGTTGTGCCGGTAAAGGCCGCAAATGCCGTTCCTCGGCTTCCCTCAAAAAGCATTGCAAGAAAACTCGCCGTGGCAAGCGCAAGAGCTATTGCCGGACGCGCCACAACCGCAAGCACCGCATGAGCCTCCGTCATCGTGGAGGACGCCGTAACAACCGCCGTAGCAACCGCAACAACAACCGCCATAACAACAACAACCGCCATAACAACAACAACCGCCACAACAACCGCCGGCGGCGCCGTCGTGGTGGATTCGTAGCAGAATTGCGCCGTGCCCTCGTTCCATACGCGCTTTACCGCGCGCAGAAACACATGCAGCACAAGCGTCACAAGCGCCACCACCGCAAGGGTGGGCGCCGGAGCAACCGCCGCAGCAACCGCCGCAGCAACAACAACCGCCGTAACAACCGCCGCAGCAACCGCCGTAACAACAACAACCGGAACAACAACCGGAACAACAACCGCCACTAAGCGCAAATAATTATGATAGAATTGTAAAAATAATTTTTAATTATATCATATATGAATTTTAAAGAAGATATTAAAAGTTGGGTCCAGACGGATAACCAAATCAAATTACATTTAGAGAAAATACGAGCCCTACGACAAACGCGAACAATAATTGCCGGCAACTTACTATCTTATGCGGAAGACAAAGGTTTAGGAACTGCAACCATTCAAATATCTGACGGCAAACTGCGTTTCCATGAAACCAAACAATCAGCCCCATTAACACTAAAATTGATAACTCGTTGTCTACAAGAATGTATAGGAAATGAAGAACAAGTAGCGTTAATAATGACATATATTAAAGAACAACGCCCGATCAAATGTTTTCAGGAGATCAAAAGAATGTATCATAAATCAAATTAAAAATACCTCAATAAGAGACTCTAGATGTGGACCAATAATATCCGAAAGAAGACTAGAGTTTATAAACCTGATTTCTATGACTGGCTTAAGATGCCTATGTGTGATACACAAGGTCCTTTAACACAAACCCACGAAGACTATGTAAACTATTTTTTACAAACAATTGAAGAAATACTTACACGAAGCGCTTATAAAATTAATGATTTAAATAAGTTTAGAGAGGATATAGCAAGATACATATATACCCACTCAGATAATTACTAATGGATATTAGTCATTTTTCAGTACGTGATATTGATTCGGAGACAGAAGAGGCGGATGAGCGTGAAAGATTCATCGAAAACTTAAAGACGCAGTTTACTTTTAAACATTTCTGGGATTATCATCCTACACAAAAAATATTAAAAAGTGAACATTTGCAAGAATTCATGAATGGTGCGGGAAGAGACATAAATGCTTTTAATTCTATTGAACGGGAATTTTGTAAGAGACATCAGGCGAGTATTTTTGCATTTAGAGATAATACTAATGGTAGTTTATTTGAGTCTTGTATTTACAATCATATTCATAAAGACTATGATATTGATATATTTTATAAGAATCCGGAATGGGCAAAATCATGTGTGGCATATTATTTAGAAAATAAGCCAAAAGTGAAAAAGAAAATATTTAATGCGCCTGCGCGTGCTTTTAAAAAGTTTGATTGGAAGGCGCAAACTAGCAAATAATAAATTGGTTAGTTTTTCTTTGCAAGTACAAAATAGGCGATAATTACTAGACAGAGAACTGATGCAACATTAAGTACTATGATTGGAATCAAACTATTCAGAATTGCATAAATAGTCATACCTGTTGCGCCTAATAGTTGCAATATTATCATATAAATATTGAGTTTACCTGTTTGCCCGTGCCAGAGTGTGTATATTTGTGGGAAGTAACAAATTATAAAAAAAAATCCTGCTATGTAACCTACCCAATCGTATTGCATAATGCATGTTATCTCTTATTTTATCTAAATGAGTTAGTAAATAACTAATTCATTTAAATATTAAATAAATGTGCAATTAGTGTATATGGATACTGGTGATATGGTATACTATCGCGACGCGGAGAATAATATCTGTAGCGGCGGTTATATGATAAATAATGCATTCATGAAGGCAGGAATTCCTGCAGTTTTTAGTAACGCTGCACAGGTTGGAGGTGGCGATCCTCTCCGTGATTTAGCGATCCCGGCTGGACTCGTTTTTTTGCAAAGAATTGCAGTTGACAAACATCATGGCATGCGCTTATTTCCTGACGCATTAGCGGAAGGTGATCATAAAGTGCTTGATGACAATTTATATTCAAAACTGATTAACTTGGTGAAGGTTTCAAAGTCTTCAAAAGGAACGCGTAAAAAACGAGTTAAACGTTCTAAGAAAAGAAAAACGAGACGTAAATAATTTTCATGAGAGATACATTTATGAAAATTATATTTGGCTCCAACGATTATTGCTGAAGGAAGAAACTCGAACCTTAGATAAATTATTCCTAAATTCCTTTACCTGTTCATTAAATTTAATTTCAGAATCTGTTAAAGGGACATTATCAGCGCCTAAATTTGCTTGCTCTTCAGGTGTAATTTCAGGTCTGTAACCATAACAATTTACACCAAAAAGCTGTTTCTTATTCTTAAAATAACCTCCATTAATTCCTGGGCGCCCGCAAACGTGGCTCCTACCTTTGATGTTTTTATATTTATCATATGTTCCTGGTTGTGTTGGGTAGAATATCATTTGGCCTTCCGACCAACCATAATTACACCATTCTGCCCCACGCCCATACGCCTTTTCAATATCATTGTAGTTTGCCAATCGTCCACCATATGCTGAACATAAAGCCTTTGCATCATCATATCCATATCCCTGATGCGGAATATTAAAGACCTGTTTTTCAATCATTATTTCCGGCACAACAGGCAATTTCTCCTTCTTATCCTCTATTTTCACTTCAATCTCTGGTACCGGCGCGAAAATATTTTTAATCGTGGCTTTGATATCCAGTGAAAAGAAATATTGTAGCCCATTAATAAGAATAAGAAAGATGAAGAGTGCCCACATTAAAATTTCAATCATTTTTATCCCCCCTGCCTCGACGGAGGGACCTTCAGATACTTTCGTTACTCCTAAATACTTAAATATTACATAATAGACGATCATTATTAAGGTTAATGTTACCAATATAAATGGATTATCGACTGCGAATCGCCGATTAAAAGAATCATAGAATTGTGGCATTGTTTGTCCTGGAAAAATATTCATTCTTATATACTATTTAGTGGGTTTTTTTTTGCGATAGAAAAAGCAATACGCTTTATCATTTTTTAATTTATCTATGGATATTTCTGAGACAGCAGTATCATTGAATAAATACCATTTATCATCATAATTCTTAACGCATGCTGTATAATGACCTCCCAATACATTACCTGAGTGTTGACATATAGCGTACAAATCATACACGTATGATTTCTTATTGTATCCTTGAATAAAGCTAGAGACATCAAAATCTTCTAAAGGAAAGTCAACGTAAACTTTATTTTTGCGCATATTATTAGAGAATCGCTTCAAATTTATAACCAATATATTTGGCAAACTGAAAAAAGACATTTTCTTGTAGACAATTTCATGCTGTTTAGTTTTTTCATTGTAGTATTTATTCTCCTCATCATCCAGTTTCTCATTTTCTGCATATAATTGTATACAATTAGCAAGAGTAGGAGACTTAATCGGGGGAATAGGTACTTCGAGCGTAAAGAAGGGTTCAGGTGAGGTTGAATATAATTGCCCGTTTAAAGATGATATCTGTGAAATGCTTATCCCAAAAAACATTGTAAGAAATTCCGAGTATTCTTTCTTATACATATTTTTCATCATCGTAAAACATTTTGATGCTAATTTATCAGTTTTATTCTTTGTTTCTCCTTTAATATTCATCATCACTTCACGACCAATGGCATTATGGAAACAATCTATGATAAATCCAAGAAACTCTGGTAGATCATTTTGGGCAAATCCCGTAAATATAGATTTATCTTTAATACGAGAAACTTTTTGTAATGCTGCTAAAAATCCCCCCGGAGAGATAATACAATTCTCACTCCACATCATCTCTCTTAAATTGTCCCACTCTACCAGTATAAGTGATTCCGCTTTCCTATTTAGTTTCTTTTTGTAATCTTTATTATCAAGAAAATTATTTAGTAACTGCGTATGAGCTAAACATTGAAGCGCGGAATTCATAAAACATGTATTTCCTAAGTTTGCTAATCCTGTTAATCCTTTTTTATTATATTTTGATAATTGTTCCTCCATTAAACATTACATAATATTCAGTGTTTAATATTGTTTTATATTAAACACTTTTCTGTGCATAGTATAATGAATGCAAATATACCAAACGTTATTAACCAATATTTACAATTTGCGGCGGATTTAAATAGTAATGTAGCATCTGCTATTCAATTACTTAATCATCTGCGTTTTAATGTATCTGACATTATTAATCGTTATGCGCCATTAGCCGCGCCGCCATTGCCAACCCGACGACCTCTTAATCTTCCCATAATTGGATTAGGGGGTACTCTTAATGAGCGATTTGGAGCGACTTCTCGTGTACGACGGACTCCTCTTCAGCGCGCGCAATTTTCCACGCGCAGCTCTCAAACAAATAGGGTAGGCGGCGAGAGCACATATAGGCGGACTTTTTCGGGTGCCCGACCAACTCCCACCCGAGTTGTGAGAACCTCCACTACAATCTGCCCCTTTTCTGATTTATCAACCAATTATATTATGTGTCCAATACGCCAGACCCCCTTCATCGCATCTGATAATGTAATGAAGATAAATAAATGTGAACATGTATTCTTAGAAGATGCGTTGCGTGAATGGTTTCGCGCTAGCTCCGAGTGTCCTGTATGTCGTCATAATATAAATCCGCGGCAGGGCAGCGCGCGGCAGAGCACCGCGCGCCCGGCGGCGCGCCGAGAGAACCGCCGTGTCAGTAGCAATATCGCTGCCAGCACGGAAGAATTACGCGAAAGTCTACAATATTTGATGAATTTTACCGATCCTTCCAATAATAGAATCTTAGATAGTTCTGGTGGGACATATGGAGATACTTCGGCGGTCCTCCTCGAATACTCATTTCCTCTAACACTTACATAATTTCCCACTATTACCACCATGTATGTGCGCAGATCCACCCGACCCCCCACCGATCACAGCGGCAGGATCGCCCCCGCAAGGCCACACTGGTTGTTGTTGACGTTGCTCGGCTGTCTTCCTGTTATGTTGGCGATGTGTTCCAGGTAAATTCGCTGTATGTTTATTACTTGGCGTAGAAAAACCATATCTCTTTAACACTTGCGCCTGTCGCATTTTAACAGAAGTACTATGTTTAATAATAGCTTGCGCCGGCTCAGGACAACCGCCTTGAGGACATATGAATTGCGGTGGAAATTTCTTATGAGACATATATAATTAAAAAATATTAATTTTAAATCTAAATTCGCGAAAAGAAGCTCGCTATATTCTGATGACCATTTTTCAAATGATCCGCTTTTACTAATAGATCGGCAAAGATAAGAGCTTCCACCTCTTTATTTCGCTTCTTGATCGCTTTCTTAAGAAACTCATCCTCTGAGACTTGCTGCTTTAACGTTTCAAGTTCAGCATAAAACTGACGCTTCTTTCTTTGAAAGTTAGGGATATTATTCATTACCGACGGCAAAGCAAATATTTGCATAATAGGTTTCATTATTTGATTTGTTATATAAAATACATAATCAAGTTTCAGATTATTCTTTTTGATAAAATCAGGATGTTCGATGCGCTCACCCTGCAATTTCACCTTTCTTTTCGTCTGAACATACGCAAATGGTACTCGCGAACCTATGCTTGGTTTGGTACCCGGATCTCGTTTTCCCATCCTCTCCGCTAATACCTTATGTGCAATTGTTTTAGGATTTTTATAAAATCCACGCAAAGATTTTGTAATAATAAGCTTCCGCATCGGAAATTTCTCATCAATCATATCACCAATAAACTCTCGAGTAAATTCAATTGCCTTATTAACGTCACCATTCTTCATTAGAATATCAATGATTCCTCCATAAATCTCCTTTACGATTGGCGCATTGTCCCGCCGCTTTAAAACAATGCCCATGCTCTTTCTCTTACATTTGTTTGGATCAAATTCATATTGCATACCTACATAACGCTTCTTCGACAGCAAAGCCCAAGGCATCAATGTTTTCTCATACTCTAAATCATGCGGACCTTTTAACATTGAACTAGCCAATTTACCTAACTCTTGGGCTAATTCGATTGTAATAATAAGTGCTTTTTTTCCAGTAATGGGATTGCCATCTAGATCACTTAAATTAAATGTAAAGAAACAACTGTCCGTATCCCCATAAATAACTTCAGCATTTGCCAATACCATACCATAGTCTTTTGTCTCACATTTACGATTATGATAGACACGCTCAATTACATTCTTTGCATAAATTAGAAGTTTACGTCCAGTTGCCGTTGTTGCAGCTGCAACATCTA